GGAAAAACAAGAACGAATGCCGTGATATCTGTAGTGGAGGAGAGGTCAAGACCACCATAGCAGACGCGGCCTTCCAGGTCATCTTCATCCACAGAAAATGCACAGGCATCCCACTTGTCCATCGGCATCCAGCGGACGGCCTGCTTCACCCATTGGTTCAGCCGAAGCTGCCGGAAGGCGTTCTCTTCACCGGGGTTCTGCTTTGCTGAGTTGCAGGCAGCTTGTACTTTATCGATGCCGACCGTGATGCCAAGAGAAGGATTCGCCTTTTTCCAGACCTTTGGATCGGTCCAATCCTCAGATTCTTCAGCGCCGTAGATCACCGGATAGAAGGTGGGATCGATTTTCCTACCTTCGATGATATCAAGCGCCTTCTGATGGACTTCGTAGCAGATGCTGTTCGTATCCGTTCCAGCGGTCGTAATCAAAAAGTATAGTGGCTGCGTTCTGGCGTCGCCGGATCCTTTCGTCATAACGTCGTAGAGCTTCCGGTTCGGCTGCGTATGCAGCTCATCAAAAATGACGCCACTGGTATTAAATCCATGCTTGTTCGCCACATCTGCAGAAAGTACCTGATAGGTGCTGTTAGTTGGAAGGTAGATGAGCTTCTTCTGGGATTCCAGAATCTTCACCCGCTTATCAAGAGCAGGGCAGAGGCGCACCATATCGACAGCCACGTCATAGACAATCTTTGCCTGGTTTCGGTCCGCTGCGCAGCCGTAAACTTCAGCACGCTCTTCTCCGTCCCCGCAGGTAAGAAGCAAGGCGACCGCTGCGGCAAGCTCAGACTTGCCTTGTTTCTTTGGAATTTCAATGTAGGCCGTGTTGAACTGCCGGTAGCCATTCGGCTTTAGGATTCCGAAGACGTCGCGGATAATCCGTTCCTGCCAGTCGATCAGTTCAAAGGGCTTTCGGTACCAACTGCCTTTGGTATGACGGAGACTTTCGATAAATAGCACGGCATAGTCTGCGGCGTCCTTGCTGTACTTTGAGTCTTCTGCCATGAAACGTGTCGGCTTGTAATTCTTTAGTTTTCGCATGGCCAAGGGTCGTTCACTTCCTTTGTGGCATAAAAATAACCGCATTGCTGCGGCCTTCGTTTCATCTATTCTGTACGAGAAACAGAGCCCTAAGCTCCGCTTCCTTTTGTTTTCTTAGTTATATTCGTGAATCAGGATTCCGTAGGCCAGCTGGCTTGCTTCATCCTCCGGCTCGATATCCCAGCCTCTGTCGTAGTTCAATGTGGTTTTTCCATCCACCTTGATCATCAACTTGCTGATTCTTCCTCCGTCGATGCCGTAGTCTTCGCTCGGCTCTTCATAATGCTTTATCCAGTAATTACAAATCGTGTTTTCAATCTCGATGCTTCCCTTGCTCCACATAGTTTTCTTCCTCCTTGCTTTGTGCGCTTTTCTTTTGGTATGTGTATATTCGCTCTGATGCGCACATATAGCAAGCGGTATCTTTCGGATATGAAGTATTTATTCATAGACTTCCTGTACGAGAAAAAGCCCGTTTATGGGCTCCTTCCGGCATCCTTTAGCAGATGCTCATCTTGAAGGCATGCGCCTTTTCGTAGCCTTCTCCGAAGAAGGCTCTCCGAACGTTTACCTCGATCATCTCGCCGATCCTGCAGCCGGCTTCTTTGAAAAGCCAGAGGGTTTCAACCGCGTCGGTTGCCTGGCAGGAGTAGGTGAATTCCTTGATTCCGTTTTCCTTAAGGCAGGCTGTGATGGCTTCCACATCCCGATCCCAGATGACGTCGTCGAAGTTTAGGATTTCGTTCTCGTTGTCTTTTGACTTCTCAAAGGCTCTCCAGATGGTGTAGGCGACATCTCCCTGGTTTCTGAGTTTATCCATCGCTGCGTTTGCGGTTTCCCTTGCGATGTCTCTTTCTTCTGCGGTTTCCGCTTTGTCATAAGCTTTCTTTGCTTCCTGGATGGTTCTGTAGGTTTCTTCGAAAATGTTCTTCATGGTTTGCCTCCGTTTGTTTGGTGTGTTTCTTTTGTTAGTGTATATATCACTCTAAACGGATGTAATAGCAAGTCATTTATCGGAGAAAATGTGTATTTTTCAGGCGTTTTCGCTATCTCCATGAAGAATGAAATGGACGTATTCTCTGCGGTGAAATGTGAGGTAGAGGACCAAGTCGTAGAAATCCCGCTCGTAGGCGAGACGCTGCACCATGTTCAAGTCGAACATGTTCGTAAGGCCGGTGCCTTGGATCGCGAGAATCTGTTCTTTTACTTTTTTGTCCATGTCATTCACCGACCTTTCTTACGATGTCCTCACCGTAGATCACATTCAAGCCAGAACCGTCGTCCCAGCTGACAAGCAGGGAACCGGTGTCGTCAATGCCGTTGACCGTGCCACACGTTCCTTCAGGTGGTGCTTGGACATCGTCCATCTGAAGAAGCTCCACGCGGGTTCCGTCAGGGTACTGTTTTCTTAAGTCTTCAAGCTGCTCTGCACTGATCGTTCTCATGCCTGCACCTCCGTTTCCGGAGCGCCGTTTTTCCAGCTGGAATTTCCGGAGAGATTCTCAAGCAGGATTTTCCGTTCCTTCTTGTACTCTGATCCGATGAATCCGAGCCGAAGAAGGAAGCAGCGGAACGTGTACTTCTCATTGGTTACCGGCATCTCTCTGCTGCTTGCCCGCTTAAGTTCCTTAGTGAGTTTACAGAGCTTGGAAATGAAATCCGTATAGGCTTTCGCTTCCTCTGCCTCCGGCATTTCAGAAAACCATGGGAATGCAATCCGGTCTTCCTTAATCTCAAACCCAAGGTCACTGATCCCAAGGGCATGACGGATCAGCGTTCCTTTTGCCTGAAGGATGTTGGAAAGGTTGCCGACGCTTACTTTATCGAGCGGAACCTCGATGGTAAGTCCGCATTTTTCTTCCTCGACCTTTTCGTCCTCAACATTGTCTGATGGTACAAAGGCGACTTTCTTCAGTTCTTCTTCGATGTGACGGAGCTTTTCTTCATCTTCGCAGAATACGGTTCCGGTTTTATCCACCGTGACATCACCGATCTTGTAGGCGCAGGTCGGCATGTACTGGTACTCGGATACATCTCCGGTGATCCGGCAGATCTCTGTAACCAGGGATTTCCGTTCTTCTCCTGTTGCGTTATAGCTTAATTTCATGTTGCGTACCTCCTTGTGATGTGTTCTTTTGGTACGTACATATATCGCTCTAAAAGCCTTAAATATCAAGCTTTATGTGAGAATTCTTCAGGCGGTTTCGACTTCTTTGACCAGGTCAGAATATGGGATTTTCTTCCCGCCACGTTCGACAAACACGTGCTCGGAATCACCGGTATCTTCCACGTATCGACGGAGGATGACCGATGCGTATTTCGGGTCGAGTTCCATTGTCATGCAGGTCCGGTTCATCTGCTCGCAGGCCATCATCGTGGAACCGGAGCCACCGAAGGTGTCGAGCACGATCGCGTTTTCCTGACTGGAATTTTTGATCGGGTAGGAGAGAAGATCAAGCGGTTTAGATGTCGGATGGTCCTTGTTACGTTTCGGTTTGTCGAAGTTCCAGATCGTCGTCTGTTTCCGGTCAGAGTACCACGGATGTCTGCCATTCTGTAAGAATCCGTAAAGGATCGGCTCATGCTGCCACTGATAATCCGACCTTCCAAGTACCAGTGAGTTCTTTACCCAAATACACACACCGGCTAAGTGAAATCCTGCATCGATGAAGGCCTTCCGGAAGTTGAGCCCTTCCGTATCTGCATGAAACACATACGCAGCACCACCTTTCTCTAAGTGATCCGCCATGTTGGTAAATGCAGCAAGCAGGAACTGATAAAATTCATCGCCTTTTAAGCTATCGTTTTCAATCGTAAGTCCGTCGGACGCCTTGAACGAGACTCCATACGGCGGATCCGTTACGATAAGGTTTGCGGTCTTATCACCCATAAGTGTATCTACATCTTCAGAGAAAGTAGCGTCTCCGCAGAGCAGCCGGTGCTTTCCGACTGTCCAGAGATCACCTTTTTCTACGAAGGAGGCTTTCTCAAGAGCAGCAGTCAGATCGAAATCATCGTCCTTTGCACCTGTATCATCGGGATTCATCATCAGTTTTTCCAGATCCTTTTCATCGAATCCGAGAAGCGACAGATCATAGTCGTCAGCCTGAAGATCAGATAGTTCTACAGAGAGCATGTCCTCGTCCCATCCGGCATTTAAAGCCAGCTGATTGTCAGCGAGGGTATAGGCACGCTTCTGGGCATCGGTCAACCATTTTTCTTTCACGCACGGTATCTTTTTAAGTCCAAGCTGCTGTGCCGCATAGTACCTGCCGTGACCACAGAGAATCGTATTGTCATCCGATACAACTATTGGAGAAAGGAAGCCAAATTCCTTAATTGATGCGGCGATCTGAGCGATTTGTTCCTTGGAGTGTGTTCTGGCGTTTCTGGCGTATGGTATGATCGTATCTATATCAGCGAGATAGTACTGTGTTTGCTTTTCTTCGTTATCCATTTATCGTCCTTTCCGTGAGCGGAGGAGCTGCTCCATCGTGTCATTCGGATTATCCGTAAACTCCTCGGTGCAGTTCTGCTTTACGATGTCATAAATCTCCATCCAGATCAGGTTGGCGGATTTCTGAAACTGAGAAGCCATCTGAACGAAGGGGGAGGAGATTACGCCGCCAGTCGTCGGGTGCTTGCCGAGGAGTCCGTAGGTCGATATCGCATCTTCGCACTGAATGTATCTGGCGAAGTTCTGTGCATAGGACTCGATGAGACGCTTGTTCACGAGATTCTCGCAGTGACGTTTCTTGAGCCAGAGCCAGGTTTCTTTGTAGATGGCGTCCGCGCCGAGCGGCTTGCCATTTTTCTGCTTTGCGGACAGATACTCATCAGGCTTCGGCATGTCGGCTCCTTGAAGCACAGCGCCTTCCGGAAGATCCACGGCATCCAGTTCTTCTGGTTCGAGATCCGGAATGTCATTTCTCATGATCAGAGGTCTCTGTCCTTTTGCTATTTTCTCAGCGGCAGATGCCGGTTTGTCACCGGCACGTATTCGTCTGCCGCCGCGGTAGGTTCCATCTCTTGCCACGCTTTTCATCTCCTTTCTGAAGTTGGCAGGGTTTAATCACCCGTTTGAACCGGAAAAAATTCACGCGATAGGGGGCGCCGGTCTTTTGGCTGATTGCCTTTAGAGATTCAGACCGCCCCTACCGACAGAATATTATCATTTTGATTGACAACGTAAACCAAACGGGCTATAATCTGAGCTGAAAGGAGATGATTTATATGTCTACAGTTCCAACTCAGATCCGTATTGATTCCGGTGTCAAAAAGCAGGCGAACGAACTCTTTAATGAACTCGGTCTGGATATGTCCGGCGCTGTCAATATTTTCTTAAGACAGTGCATTATGAGAGGCGGACTTCCTTTCAAGGTTGAGGTTCCACAGTACTCTAAAGAATTGCTCAGCGCTGCCGATGAGGCAAAGCGCATTTCCCGTGACCCTGACGTGCCGGGATACACCAGCATGGAAGATCTTAAGAAAGCTCTTGAAGCCTGAATGAACTTAAACGTCAAATTTACTTCGGCTTATAAGAAAAGCTATAAGCTGATGAAGAAGCGTGGGCTGGACCTTTCTCTTCTTGATGACGTCATCAACACTTTACGTCAGGGTAAAGCACTGGAGGAGAAGTACCATGACCACGAACTGAAGGGAAAACTCAAAGGCTTCCGTGAATGTCATATTCAGCCGGACTGGCTTCTCGTCTATCTGATAGAGAACGACATCCTCACACTGACATTGGTAGACACTGGAAGCCATGCGGATCTCTTTAACATGTAACAAAGACCGCCTGCAATGGGGCGGTCTTTTTATCTGTCACCGCGTTTCCCGTGGATCTTCTCGTGACAGCTCCGGCATAAACTTTCGAGGTTACTTTCGTCGTTCGTTCCACCTTCGGAGATCGGAATGATATGGTGGACCTCCTCAACTGGAACGTAGCGCCCTTGCTTTAGGCACTCCTCGCAGAGAGGGTGCTTTTTTACGTAGCGGGTCCTTATCTTTCTCCACTGACTCCCGTAACGCTTATGTCCGTTGTAGCCGCGGGTGAAGTGGTCGTAGTGCTGCTGCATCTGTTTCTTATGAGCAGGGCAGTACTGCTCACCATCTTCAGCGAGGTTGCTGCAGCCTGGGTAGCGGCAGGGACGCTTAGGTTTCCTTGGCATGACTTTCACTCCCTTGCATAACAAAAGCCCCGGAAGGGATTAACCTTTCGAGGC